AGCTGTATCGGCTGTTTGGCTTTTAAGAACTTGTAAAGCATTTATAGGACTACTTGTACCAATACCTACATTACCGCTAGTATCAATGCGTAGTCTTTCGCTACCGCCTGTGTACATTGTTAGTGGTAGGTATGTGCCTGTGCCAGCAATTCCCATGCGTAACGACATTTCTGATGCATTACATAAAATTTGAGCTAAACCAGCATTTGCTGGGTCAGTTCCGTTATATGCTAAAAATTGAGATTGAGTTGCAGTTCCGTTTGGTAAAGCTGGAACAGTAGTACCGCCATTAGTAGTGCTTGTTTGAAAATAAACACGATTAGCTAAAGTAGCATTACTAAAATCACCAGTAATACGATTACCTGTACCTGTGAAGGTGAGGTTGCCTGAGTCTGATAGGGATGTGAAAGAGCCTGTCGAAGGAGTTGTAGCACCTACTGTACCATTGATATTAATAGAGGCAGTACCAGTAAGGTTAGTCACTACTCCGCTTGCTGGAGTTCCTAAAGCTGGAGTAGTTAGAGTAGGGCTGGTTAAAGTCTTGTTTGTAAGTGTCTCAGTTCCTGCAAGAGAAACAAAATCAGCATCAGTAACAGCAGTATTGAACTGTGCTAATGTACCTGATACAGTATTACTACCTAGAGCAATGGTTTTGTTTGTGAGTGTATCTGTCGTAGCTCTACCAACTAAAGTGTCAGTAGAAGTAGGAAGTGTTAGAGTACCTGTATTAGTAATAGAACTAATAACTGGAGTAGTCAGAGTCTTGTTAGTAAGCGTCTGTGAATCAGAAGTACCTACTACAGTTCCTGATGGAGCAGTCTTAGTAGCCCAAGTATCTAAGTCAGCATCCCATGCTTGTACATTAGTACCAATAGCCACACCTAGATTAGTTCTAGCAGTAGTAGTGTTGTTTAAATCAGATAAGTTGTTTGTTGCAATCAACGCACCAGATAACGAAGCATAAGCGTCTAACCAAGATGTACCGTTGTATACCTTCATTGCACTTGATGTTGTATCAAAATACAACGCACCTGTTAATAGTGCATTACCGTCGTTATCCAGTGTGGGAGCAGAAGACTTAGAACCTAAGTAACGGTCATTAAACGCATCATAGGAAGCTGCTGCATTGGTAGCACTAGTAGCTGCTGCGCTTGCAGAGTTACTTGCATTAGTGGCTTGTGTGGTGGCTGTAGATGCGCTGTTGCTTGCATTAGTAGCTGATGTAGCTGCATTAGTTGCAGAGGTAGAAGCATTAGATGCTTGTGTTGTTGCTATACCTGCTTGAGTAGTAGCTGTTGTAGCTGATGTTGAAGCTGAAGTAGCAGAATTACTTGCGTTGGTTGCTGATGTGGAGGCATTGCTTGCAGATGTTGAAGCCGATGACGCTGACGATGCAGCATTAGTTGCTGACGTAGAAGCATTGGAAGCACTCGTAGAAGCAGCAGTAGCGGAGTTACTAGCGTTAGTGGCTGAAGTGGATGCAGCAGTAGCTGAGTTACTTGCGTTAGTCGCTTGGGTTGAAGCAGTGGATGCACTAGAGGATGCAGCAGAAGCACTAGACGCAGCAGCAGCTTGTGCAGTCTCTGCATTGGTTTCTGCTAGTTCAGCAGCAGTCTCTGCAGTCTGAGCAGCAGTAGCAGAGTTAGATGCGTTTGTTGCTTGAGTAGTAGCAGTAGATGCACTGTTGGCTGCATTGGTTGCTGAGGTTGCAGCAGCAGTGGCTGAGTTACTTGCTGATGTTGCGGATGTTGTAGCAGATGTAGCAGAATTATCAGCCGAGGTTGCGCTAGTGGCTGCGTTAGTTGCTGAAGTTTGTGCTTCTGTAGCTAATTGAGCAACTAGGGTTGCTTCGCTGGATGCGTCATTAACAGCATCACCTGAGCCACCTGCTCCACGATAAATTGACATTTATTCTCCTTGACTTGTTTTAATGCACTCTATGAATACACTAAAACAAGACAGCCTCCGAAGAGGCTATCCTGAGTTTTACTGCTTAGGCGTTTACAGCCAATACGAAGCCAGCTTCTGGACGTACAACTTTAGTGCCGAACAATGTGTCAGCAGTGTAAAGTGTAGACAAGTAGTCTTGCTTGTACTGAGTCTGTGAACGAACACCTAACTGCTCGCCCAATACCATTGTGTCGGTATGGAACAAAACAGCGGCTTTGATTGCGTCACCAACAGAGTTGTCAGAAGCAGTCTCAATCGTAGGCATATTGCTTGACACATAGATGTCGATGCCATACAACTTACCGATTTGACCATTGTTTACGCCACGACCATCAACGAAGTCGCTGGAGTTGTAACGGTCAATACCCATGATTGCATTACGCAATGAAGGAGGAATCGCAAACTTACGACCATCCATTGGTACGTCAGCGTCGTCCATCAACTGGATGAGCTTACGGAAACCAGCGTCAGTGAACAAGTCAGAGGTGGTTACAGTGTCGAGAGCGTACAGTGTCAAACCTGTAGTTGCGTCGATGAAGTACGCATTGCTGTGTACCCAATCAGAAGCGTCGCCGTCGCCGAAAGACTTACCCAAAGCGATGAGGTCGTCATCAACTTGTTTAGCCAAAGCATAACCAGCATCTTCCGTGTAGAAAGAACGGAGTGACGACAATGCTTGAACTTCGACGATGTCCTCGATGAAACGTGAGTACTCGAAGTGACGGTTGATTAAAAGCTGTACTTCACTTTCGGTATCAGCTTGAACCGTTACCGCTGTGTTGGCAGCCTTGAGGCTTGCAACGCCACGAGTTGGTTTAGGGATGTGCAGTGTATCGCCTTTTTTGCCTTTGAAAGACATTTTGCGAACAAGGTTAGCCAATACTAGGTTTTTCTTGTAAGCAGCGATAACTTCATCAGACCAGATTTCTGGAATGAACTTGTCTGCGTTTGTTTTGTTGACGATAGATGTACTACCGCCGGGGTATGCTGCGCCTACTAATGCCATGATATTTTTCCTTTAATTAGAAATTCTAAAATTACTTGACTCTCCCCTCAGCGTATGCTTGCATAATCTCGTCAGAGAGTTGCATATACCTGTCAGGGTCGGTCATTCTCAGTTTAATAAGGTCTGCTCTACGATATACTTTTCGGCTAGTTTCACCAGCACCACCAACATCGACTGTAGCTGCCTTCATTGCCTGTTCTTGAGCTTTGCTTTCTACATTAGCTGATTGGACATTTTGGTTCTGTTGTTTGATTTGCTTTAGTTCCTTGTAGGTACTAAGCAATTCATCAGCAGATTCAAAGTCAAATTCAGCGTCTGCACGAGCAAACAAGTTTAAGCGAATAGCTGAAGATTTAACCCAATCTTGAAACCCTGCATCTTGTGCGATGGTTGCAAAGTCTGGGTGCTTTGAGGACAACTGTTGAGCTGTCTTCATGCGCTTCATTTCTAACGCTGCTTGTCTTGCTTCAAGAACTGCAGGATGCTTCTCTACTTGTCTGTTGACCGCACTAGCTGGGTCTGCAAAAAAGTCGTCTTCGAGCGATTCTTCAATAGGCTTCGCTTCCTTAGCCCTCGAGTCGAGTTGTTGTTTTAATAGCTGGTCTGCAAGACTTCGTACTTCGTGAACCTCATTTGCTTGTCGTCCAATGAGCTTTTCAGCCTCTTGGTGCATCTTAGCAATCTCAATAGCAGACTTACCACGATACTTCTCTGGTAATTCTTCTACGGGTTCTTTGACATCAACCGCTTCAGTATTGTCTACAGTAGTGCTGTCGGGTACTGGGGTTGTAACGTCTTGTACTTCTTCTTGCTCACTGCCGTTAAACAGTTCGTCTTCTTGAATAAAGTTTGCTGCCATTTAAAGTCTCCTGTCACCGAATCAAGTGATTTTAGGATTTGTAATCTAAGGCTTTATCTCCCGATAAAGGTATCTTAGGCGTTTTGCTTTGCTTCTTGCTTCTGCTTGTCTTCGTGTCTTTTCGCCCATCTATCGTAGGCAGCCACAAAGTTTGGGTCTGTGCCATCTAAACTAATTCTCACGGGTGAGATAATTCGATTTGCTACATTCCCACAACTACAGGAGATTGTCGTTGTCTCATAATCAACAAAACCTTCTGTAATATGTCCAGCTTGACACTGGAAATCGTACATCCTACGAGCCATCTGCTGAGTCTCCCGACATGAGCTGCTCGTAAGCCTGTTCTGAAGCAGGTTTAAGGGTAATGAGCCACTGAAGCAAGTCCAGTTGTCCCTTCTTTACCATTAAATCCGCTTCACTCTGGATTGATAGCACATGGTTCAACGAATTGAACATATTTTGTGCATCTTCCACTAAATCTTGCCAACCTTGCGTTGACATCATTGAGAATCTACTCTCGTAGTATTCTTGTAGTTTCTTATCTATCATTCTTCTTTGTCCTTTTAGGAGAAGTGAGTACTTACTTACTTATTTTTCACATGATAACACAAGTTGAGAAAAAAGTCAATAGTTTTCTTTACTTTTGTCGTGATTTCTGCATCTGCAGTTCAACAATCTTACCTTTGTTGTCAATGTCCTTTTCTTTGAGCATTAAGTCAGCGATTCTTGCCCGCTTTTCAAACTCATTGTCTTGGTTTTGACCATCAATGTTGGTAGAAAGTGAACTAATGACCTTGGCTTTGAGTTCTTCAGGCAGTAATTGGGTCTCAACTACGGTCTTTTGAGCTTCGGCTTGGTCACGCATTGCACGGGCTTGGAGCGACTGGGTCGTTGCTTGAGCCTGTTCCATCTGCATCTGCACTGCCATCTGCTGTTGTTGCTGTGCTTCAGGGTTAGGTTGACTCATCTGTGTCAAGGCTTGCTCCATCTCAGCACGATTAGACAGGCTGGAGTTAGCGATGATGCCTTTTAGGATGATTGGCAATACAGGAGTATCAGGTCCAAGAGTCTGTAACAAGCCAATAAGCTGTTGCTGTTCGTATTCACGAGCCATGATACCAAGCGTAGCGGTAGGAATGAACTTCATGTCTACAGAAGGATAACGCTCTGGGTCAAATTGCATATAACGGAACGCAACCTTCTTAATCAATGGGACCATGAAGTCTTCTTGGAAGTTGGTC